TTGGATTGTAATCATCCGGTAGAACAATACCATACTCATCCAAATCTTGTTCAGGTTTGTTGATCTTAACTTGGATGTATCTATTAACTGGCTTAAACATTTTTACCTCTTAAATTTCGCAATAATCGTTAGTACAGAACTTACTACCAGCACCACCCTCATCAGTATCAAAGCGCTGAACTGGTGTAATCTTTGCTGTCATCTCATCAAACTGCTCTTTGGTGATTGGCTCGTATGGTGCCTGCTCATATCCGGTCTCTTCATAGCGAAGGAAAGAGACAGCCTTTAAGCGAGCCTCATACATCTCTAAGGCGCTTTTAATGTCCTCTGCTTCCTCTGGCTTGAAAGTCACGGTAATGGAAACAGAATTATCAGCCCAATAATACTGATATTGCGCAGCAATCTCTAACTGCTCCCAGATAGAAATATCTTTCTTGCTCTTCTTGAAGTATGGCTCATGCACAGGGAACTCCACACACATCGTGTTTGGTGAGTACTTATCTACCTCTATATTATACCCTGCTTCTGCGAGTTTGTCAAGCAATTGTGAGTCTGTACCAAAACGAATTCTACGAATGTAATACTCTGACTCTGGAAAGTGAATACCAGGAGTAGAGCCGTTAAGGAGAGACACAGTACCAGATGGCTTGATAGAAGTCATGCGCACAGACTTTGGAATACAAAGCCAGTTTGAATACTCGTCATCAAGCTGCTTAATATACTTATAAGCCGCGTTACACCACATATAAACTTCACGGCGTCCGTGTCTGTTAAATGCTTGAACAACACCAGATTGAGAAAGACCAATACGGCGATTTTTAAGCATCTTGGCGTTAGTCTCTGGCCAATGAGTATTGGAAAGAGTGATTGTCTTACCATAAAGATAAGCAATCTTCAATGTTTTACAGTAATCCTCATAATCTTCGTGCTTTGCTGGGAAAGTCTCAACAAGGCAGCACAATTCAGCATCTTCAAGTTGCTGTTCAACGCAAGGATTAAAACCAGCAACATTAATATCATCATAACGCTTTGGGTCTTTGAAGCGACCACGAGTTCTGGCGTTGTTTAGCCAAATATACCCTGGCTCGCCATTCTTCTGGCTTTGCTCTGCGTGCCAAGTGTAATCCATACCAACAATAGCATTAAAAGAGTTATTTGAGCCCCAGCGATGATGATAAAGTTTTTCCTGATCGTTTTTCATTCCAAGATATTCAAAATCATTATGAAGTCCCATAGCAAGAGCCGCAGAGCGACGCACATTACCAGCAACAACGCAGCGACCGATAAGATTCTCAGTGTCCACGATGTCAACAGAACTAATATCTTCACCAATCTTCTCGCTAAACAAGGAAGTCAGGTTATTATGTAGTTCCAATAAAGGTCCGTGACCAGAAGATGTGCCACCAAAACCACGAATGGGCTCTCCAGCGCCACGAATAGCGGAATAATCGAACTTAGGGACCTTTCCACCAAGGAAAAAACCATCCAATAAAACATGAACTGAATCCACCCAGCCTTCTCTTGAATCATCGATAACAAGCGTATCGTTGGTGTATTTTGGCTCTTTGATAGTAATGGTCCCAGCACCCTCAGTATCAAATCCAACACCGATGCCGACCATAAGTGCATCCATCATCCAAGCAAATAAATAACCACCTTTTGTGGCGATGTCTCTGGTGGATCTGAAAGCACAATTGAAAAGACCAGCAGCAGTTCGCTCTTCAACAAACTTAGTGCCCATCATCCAAAGACCACGACCGGGAGGCGTCCACTTTAAATTAAAAAGACGATCATAGGCATCTTTGGCTGTTGCCTGTGCTTTACTATCATTCCACTCTAATCCAAGGTGATAAACGTGCTGCTTTTGCATATCAAACATAGCATCAATAACACGGCGACAAGTTTGCCACCACTCTTCGGTGCCCTCGGCACCTGTTTCGAATTCACTCAACCTACGGGCGTATGTCCGCTTAAATGTAACATAACCTAATGGACCCCAAGGCACTTCGCGGGTCTTATAAGGTTCAATAAACGCCTCCGAAAGTTTAAAGCGTCTAATGTTGCTGGTTGTCCTCATTGTCTAATTCCTCTCTTTGATCTTAATTTAGTGTATTTATTTTTTAGTAGTTCGCTTTGCTCTTTTGGTCCGAGTGTTACAGGGTTTGTAACGACATTGTTACCAGTTTGTGGTTGCTTTGGTAAGATTTTAATGTTGACATTAGATGTATCCATATGAATGGGCATTACAATTCCATCAGGACCATTACGATTTTTAGCAATAAAAATCTTGCCCATATTCTTCTGCTTATCTTCAATCGTTCTTGATACAGACATGATGAAATCTGCAACGAAGCACTTATTAAATGCCTCTGAGATTTGTTCCATTGTAATTACTTCTGCATTCAACCCCGAACGATTAGTTTGAGATGCGGTCCAGATAGGACAAGCAAACTCATTAGAGATGCCACGCAACTCTTCATAAATAGATTCTAATTCGTTTCTTTTCTCTTTTCTTACAACAACTGGCTTTAAAAGATCGCCGTAATCTACGATTACCATACCGGGCTTGATGCCCCTTTTAACTAGTTTAGAAAGATGCGATTTGATAGTGTTAGAAGACGCTGATTTTGTGGGATACTCTTTAATAATTAATGATCCTTCAAGATCCTTTACAGTCTCATAAATCTCATCTTTAAAATTAATAATGTCTGAAAGTGGATACCCAGTCAAGCAACTATCATAACGACTAGCAACAACAGTATCTTGTAACTCCAAAGTGTAATGGACAACGGTTTTGCCTTCTTTTAAGGCTTGGGCTCCAAGATGAACAAGAACCATTGATTTGCCAGCACCAGTAGGAGCAACAACCACACCCAACTCATTCTTACCCAAGCCTCCTCCTGTAATCTTGTCCATGTCTCCCCAGCCGGTTGTGACAGGATTACGATGCTTAGGAACAAAACGGCGCTCAAAATCTGCAAGATAATCATAACCAAAATTACTATCAGAGCCCAACTTTAGGGCATCATTAATTGTTTTAGAGATTTCATCAAACGAACAAGTTTGAAGAAGCCCAACAGACTTTAACATTGCTTCTTTTAACTTTTGCTTTCTACAAAAATCAAGTGACTGTTCTTTAATAAACTCTACATCTGTGATCTCTCTTTTGTGAATCTTATAAAAATAATCTTTTACTTGTGTTTGGATTACATCATCTTCACTATCAAGTTCAGTTTTTAGAATAGTAGCAATCGCCTCAACTGATGGATGGCGATCATACTTTCCTCTATAAGAAATAACTTTATCAACAAAAATACGAAGGTATTGAAGATCAAGAAAGTTTAAATCTAACACCTCTGTGATCTGATCTGCGAAAGGACGATCTTCAAAGATAAGCTGAACTAAACCTTCTTGAAAGGCTTTTCCGTATTTGCTGAAATTTGCAACATCACTATTACTCATTTCACCTCTCTAGTTTTAGTATTATAGCAGATCATTTGAGCAGAAGTCAAGGAAAAAATGCTATTGTTTGTTTTCACGAGAAATCCTGTTTAAATTAGTTCGGAGGTCTTCCCAATTCAACTCGCCAAAGCCATCCTCACGCATTAAACGAATAATTTCTGTCTTATTATAAGAAAAGTCAAAGTTTTCTACTGCATCTTGAACAAATATTTTTGATTGTACAGACATCTGTGGAGCATACAACTGCATCATTTTATAATTGTGCTCTACAATGTGTTTGCTCTCTGAAACATTCTTGTAAAACTTTACTTTATTCCCAACATTCTCACAAAAATCAACAACCTCATCAATAGAGTAGGTTTTATCAGTAGAGAGGAAATTAAGACGCTTTGCTACGGTAGCGAAGCCAGCACCACGGATACCTGGAAGGTTATCGGAGGAATCACCAATAATAGCCCTTGCAAGAGCCATATTAGTGGGGTGAATACCAGTCTGCTCTACAATACGCTGCTTATTGAGGATCTCATTCTTTACTGGTCTCAAAAGCACAGTCTCTTCATCACATAACTGCATAAAATCTTTATCATTGGAAACAATAATCTTCTGCCAGCCCTTATAATAGGGCATAGTGGTCAGATAAGAAATAACGTCGTCAGCCTCAATCTCTGGAATAATCGTTTGAATGATGGGCATCTGGTTTAGATACTCCATAATACGTGCCTGCTGCCACATCTTATTCTCTCCGACCTCTTGATCAGAAAGGTTATGAAAAGCACGATTTAATTTAAGGGGCTTTCTGCCGTCCTTGTAATTTTTATCCATCTTCTTGCGTTTAGCGGATCCGTTAGGTCCATCCCAGATAATAGCAATCTGATTAGGCTTTGTTTCTCTTACAAG